AATAAAGTTAAGATACATAGATCATTGTGTATAGCAACTATTATACCATTAATGAGAGAAAGTCAGCAATCTTCAGTGTTTGAGTATATAAATAAGAAATCGGTAGATGATCTTGAACCGCTTATTTCAGATGTTTTTAGGAAAAATCAGATAGGAGGAGTTAGGGAAATTCATATATTAACAGGTGAAAACAGAGTATATCAAAATTTTGTGGAGAGTGTATCCAGGCATATCTGCAAATATTCTCCAAATGAGACTTTAACAAAAGGTACTAAGAAGTTCCCTATCTTGATGAATATGATACATAATTTAAAAAATAAAATAGAAGATGGGAAATTATATCATTTTAACCTTGACAGAACTAGATGGGGACCAAACAATAATGTTAAAAGCTTCAAAGTTATGTTTGAAAATTTACTCGGAGATGATTTCAATTTTATGACTGTGATTAACTCCATTTTAGATAAATGGTTGGGAAAGAAAATTATAATTCCTAAAAGGAAGATGGAAGAACTCCTAAAGAGTGATGATATTGATTTGGATTTAAGATCTTTATTGCTTGATAAATGTTCTTTTAATAATGTGATTGGGATGTGGCAAGGCATATTGCATCAAACATCATCTTTATATCATGATATATGTATGTCAGGATTTATTGAAACTATAAAAGAGTTTTATAATGGTTACGGAATAGTATGGGATTTAAACTACGTTGTTGGCTCTGATGATTGTTATATATGCCTCATTATATCTGAGAAGTTAAATATGACAATGCGTAACGCCATGGCAAATGATATTTATAGAATGATGGTGAAATTTATGAAAAGATGTAACATCAAGTGTTCAACCAAAGACTCTTTAAGTAAATTCATAGGTGAATATAACAGTACATTTTTCACTCATTTGGAGATAATAAATCCTTTAGTGAAATACTCATCTGTATGTTCTAAATTTTCAGATACATCTAGTTATGGTGGCATGGTTGATCAAAGTTTCCAGAATATTTCTCAATTAATTGAAAATGGAGGTACCGCTAGTTTGGCAGCTTGCGCTCACATGATAAACAAGCGCTTCATTAATCATATTTATGATACGACAGCTCAATGTAAGTTCATGCCTTTGCCAAGATCCTATGTTTTAGGGAACTATCCATATTTAGCTTCACCAATAGGAGAAGTAGTCGGACCAAAGCTGTATGACATGTTAAATTCTAATAATCCATTTGTTAGATGTTGTTATTTTAAACCAAATTTAATTGAAATATATGGTGAGATGAACGAAGATATAGATATATACACAACATTACAACCCTTCTGTATGATAAAACCTCCAACTATTGCGTATAATATAATGAAAGATTTAAATGTTAATAGAGAGCAAATAATTAATTATATAAATTTGAACATAGAAGATATGATGATAAATTCAAGAGAAATAAATAATCAGATTTACTCATCTCTTTTACAATTGTTTAATAGATCTTTCAGAGAAAGTTTTGCTGATTATCCACTATTTATGAAATTAGGTAGAATGGGAGCTGTCCAAGGTTCTGAAATCTTCACAACTAAGGAAAGTCTTTGGGCAGAGATTGATATCGATGACAAAATTAAAGAATCATTTGAGGTACCCGACGATTATCACACTTTCAGTGAGGAATATATTATGGCTTTTGAAAAGCTCAATGATCCTAACTTGAATTATAAAATAGATTTATCTGAAGAAAGTATGAGAAGAAAGGAGAACAGAGCAAATTTAGGTATCTTTAAAGAAATGTCAAAAAATTTAAATAAAGATGATAAGCTTAGTAAAAATAAATTGATTAAACTGAGAAAAGAATTACAAAATAAGATCATTGGCAAACCAACAAAGATTGAGAGTTATCAAGACTTCTTAAAAATTATAAATGATCAAGATAATCCTTGGCATAAGAGGATGGATGATAAAAGATTCATGTTTTGGAAGGATGCTTGTCTGAAAATTTTATCAAGAAAGGAATTAGGTATTGTGCCAACATTGGCATTTGGAGTGGAGATTCATGAGAAATTAAAGAATGTGCAAGCTTATTCAATAGCTAAACACTCAAGATTATTGATGAGAAAGGCTAAGGTTAAACCTGATTTTGTGCCTTTGGAAAATAATGCAAAATTTTTAATGTTGTATTTGCTAGGTAATGAAAAGGCTACAAGAAGTAATAGTCTGAAAAGAGATTTAAAGCGATTACAAGTGTATTATCCTACAATATTCCCAGACAATCTGATAGATAGATGTAAGAAATTGAGCGGCATTGAACTTTATAATTTATATCAATTAATGAACAGATTAATAAGCAAATTAAATGCTACTGAAAGAATATATTGTATGAGAGGTGATTCAACAACCATTGAAGATTTCTATAAATCACAAGTAGACTTTAATGCAGCTGTTGGTTATGAGAAATCAGCAGGTAAGCCAACTGTTTTGTATGGTGGTTTAAGTAATTATGATATATTTAAGTTTTTAGAATACATTCATGTATCAACAAGAAATTTAAATGCTGATATTAATAAGATAAGATATAAAGGATACACCATCATAAATTTGCTAGAAAATGGAATGTTGGAATCACATTTGATTGATAACCCACCTGGTCTGAAATTGACAAAATTATTAATTTATGTTTTATCTTTGATACAATATCCACTAACCAGGGATTTAAGTTTAATTATATCCAGATCATTAGATAATTATGGTGTTTGGCTACTCAAACAAAAATACATTAGAGATCAATGGAAAGGAAAATTTAAAATTCTATTTAGATTGAAAGGTACATATGCAATAATTGAAGGTAAAGATGATCATATTGATTCAATATCTTCTCCTAGGATGCCAGAATATCTATGGCCTGAGTACTATGCATTTATAATGAAGAAGCTCCCAAAATACAAAAATTTAAATAAAGATTTCAATAAAAACATCATAGGGGTTATACAACCAAATTTAGCAATGGCAATAACAGATTCATCTGTATTTACAATGGAACGTGTCTCATCAGAGAATGATATTAACTCTTATAAAATTTTGCTTGATGGTCAGGAAATAGGTGATTTTACAGATTTGGATTGCTTTGATGAGAGATTTAGAAGATCTTTTATATCAGATGAAAATGTTAATCACTTTTCCAGTGTCTCCAATTATAATTTGAAAAGATCCATAACAACTCTGGAGTGGATTGATTCTGATTATGATAGATTTAAAGATTGTTTATCATCTGTTCAGAGAAGTGATAAAAATAAAATCACTAAAATACTTTCTGAAAGAAGTAAAAGATTAGATGCAATAAGAAAAGAGTTTAATGTTAAATCAGATGATGCATCGAAAGAGATCGAAAAAGAAACTTTTAATAAACATCAATCTGAATTACTTGAAAGAAAATCAGATATTGAAGAACAAATTAGGAAACTAGAAGCTGATTTATCTTATAAATCAGAGGAATATGATAACTTAAATGATGAGTTAAGGAACTTAGATCCTGATTGTGATGATTATTATGATTGTGAAAATGAGTTAGAACAGGCTGGGATTGATTATAATGAAATAAAATCAAATCTTATGAAATTGCAAAATGATTTAAACAGATTGCAATTTGAGATAAACAACTCAAAGTGGTCAACAGCTGAAGAAGATAAGGTTAACAGCATAATAAATAAGATTTTTGCTGACACTATAAAAACAATGGATGATAATACCTTAGATAAATTTGATATGAAATCAAAAATAATAGAGAATTATAAAGTTGGCGACATGGATCAAGAAGAGCTAAAGAAGTTGAAAGATAACAATCCAGATATAATTCAATGGGAAGAAATTATCAGGGAACCAGAGGAATTAATTGCACAATCGAATATTTTCAGCTCAATAAACATACATCAATTATTTGATGAACAATTAATTGAAGATATATTGAATGACAATTTGTTGCTATTCGTAAAAAAAGAACATAGATATGAAAATTATTTAGATATTAAAATATTAAAAGATCATGATTACTTTAAGAAGATGTGTTTAATAAAGGAATTGACAGGTAAATCTAAG